TTATATAGCTTTGTATCAAAAAATTATAACAATAAAATTAATTGTTTTATGGATTTAGGTTCTGGTCGCGGCAAGTTATGTATGTATATGGCAGCGCAACCAAAAATTAAACATGTTTTAGGTGTAGAATTAGTAAAACAACGACATGATGACGCAGAAATTCTTAAGTCGGAGCTCATGTTTGAGTATGCAGATAAAGTTAAATTATTACATAAAAACATTTTTGACGTAGACTTTGAAGATTATGCAAATAAACAAATATTTATTTGGTTTAGTAATTTATGTTTTGAACCAACTGGTATAAACAATGTTTTCCAGAGACTGCAAAAGGTTTTACCGTGCGGTACAATTGTGTGTTGTTCCAAAAAACCAGATGAACTTTTCGGAGATTTTTTACATACTATTCAGGTTCCTATGTCTTGGAATAAATCTAGTAATGTTTACATTTATAGATTATAACTTTTCTTATACTTTATGTATTTCGTATACTTTGTACTAATTCGTTAGTAAAAAAATTTATTTATATAATCTTTTTGTAATACAATGGCATCCTTAGCTGATTTATTTAATCCTACTTTTTTAATGTTTTTAGGAATATTAGTATTGGTAGCTGCTTTGATTGTAGTTTATTTTGAAAGTAAAATAAGAGATCAGAATCATAAAGTTGCGTCTATGTTAAGTCTTGTTTCTACTTTAGCAGAAGACATTAATGGTATCAAATTAGGTTTGAATCATTTGGCAGTCGCCTCATTTGGCGGCTCAAATAGACAACCTTTCTTTCAACCACCTTTAGAAGAGGAAAATCAGGAAGATGAAGAAGACGAAGAAGACGAAGAAGACGTACAAACTGGTAAACTAAATAACTACAAAGTTGACGAAAAAAAAGAAAATAAATTAATTAGTGTTTCTGATGATGAATCAGATGCTGATTCTGATTCTGATATTGAGTCTAATGCAGATGATGAAGAATCTTTGTTAGATTCTGTTTCTGATGATTCTGAATCCGAAATTAATGAAGAAGATTTCACCGAGCATAATGATATTAAAGTTTTGAAATTAAATATTTCAAATGATCTTTTTGATAATAGTGAACACACAAAAGATGATTTGGAAGATTTAGAAGTATTAGAAGATAATTTATCTGATACGCAATCTGTAGAATTAAATGGTGATCTAGTTTTAGCTGAAGAAAAAAATGAGGAGAGTTTACTTACTTCTGACTTTAAAACAATTAATATTAATTTAGAAGATTCTAATAATGAATCAATTGATTACAAAAAATTATCATTAACGAAGCTTAGAAGTATTGTATCTGAAAAAGGATTATCTACTGATTCTTCAAAATTAAAGAAGCAAGATTTACTTAAATTGCTTGGAGTTGAATAAGATTTTTATCTTGTAATTATATAATAATATGTCGTGGGGTACTTGTTATAATGCTTCTAATAATATTAATTTTAACTTTCCACCGATAATGTCGGATGGGAGGAACTACGCAACTTGGCAACCCGAAGCTGTAGTAAACGAGAGAATTCAAAAACAAGAGGGAATTCAATCTAATTGGAAATACAGACAATTTTTACAACATAATGGACTTCAAATTATGAATTACAATAATATGGAGGCTTGTTATGATTTAGGTCTCGATCCTCATGTGAAAACTGACCGAACACCTTCTTCCAATGTTCCTTATAATTTTAAAGGCGTTTTTGATGCGAGCAAACCTGGTTATGGTTATTGTAATAGTGACTTGAAAAATCCTTACTTATCTAGAGAACAATTAAATGCTAGATTAATAGCACCAACTATTAACCCTATGGATTATCAAAATGTCAGTATACCAGGTTTAAAGATGTAATCGACTGTTTAAAGATGTAATCGACTGTTTAAAGATGTAATCGACTGTTTAAAGATGTAATCGACTGTTTAAAGATGTAATATATTTTGTCATTTATTATTATACTTTGCAAACAATATAATAATAAGTTTTTATAATTTACTATTATATGAAACTTCTCTCTATTGATGTTGGAATTAAAAACTTAGCATTTTGTCTTTTTGAAAAAACTGCTGATTCACAACATTTTAAAATAACAAAATGGGATATAATCAATATTTCTGAAAAGGAAGATATTATAAATTGTTGTTTTCTTGATAAAAATGTTTTATGTAATAAACCTGCTAAATTTAAAAATGAGGATAAATGCTATTGTTTAAAACATTCAAAGAAACAACAATTGCAAATTCCGGGGTGCGAACAAAAACCAGCTTTCATTAATAAACAAAAATTACAAAAACTTTATGAAATAGCCGACACACATAATATCAAATACGAACATAAAGTTAAGAAAACGGATTTAGTTAATTTAATTAATGAGTATATTAGTATTAATTATTTTCAAAATATAGAAAGTAAAAAGGCGGCAGATGTTGATTTATTTAATATTGGTATTAATATTAAAACCAAATTTAATAAACTATTTGTTAATGAAGGACAAATTGATTATGTTATTATTGAAAATCAAATTAGTCCAATCGCCACAAGAATGAAAACCATTCAGGGTATGATAGTTCAATATTTTATTATGTCAAATTTAAATGTATCGCATATAGAATTTATTTCAGCTGCAAATAAATTAAAAGATTTTGATATTAAAAGTAAATCTGAAAACAAAGAAAGTAAAACTGAAAACAAAGAAAGTAAAAATGTAAAAACTAAATATAGTGAACGAAAAAAACTCGGTATAGAAAAGTGTTTAGAAATTTTGACAAACGATTTTAAATTTAATGAGAGGATTGATTACTTTAGACAACATAAGAAAAAAGATGATTTAGCAGACTCATTCTTGCAGGGAATTTGGTTTTTAAATAATAAAAAATTGTAAAAGTACTATAAACATAGTATAAAATCTACTCTTATATTATAATGAATGTTTCACAAAGCTCACTTATAGGTCTTGTCGTTGCTTTAGGATTTTTTATTATTATTTTACCTATATCCATATATCTAATAAATACATTTTCTTCACCGAAAAATTCTGGAGATTATGACTATAGTCCTGAAAGCAAAATATGGGATGGAGATAAAAGAAATAGTTTTTCACAACAGTATGCAGATGATGCTGCCTTAAGCGGCATTGGAGGACGTAAGCGTAATTTAAAGTGCAAAAAATCTAAAGGAAAAAAACATTATAAAAATAAAAAATAAAATATATATTTAATTGCTTTTAAAGAATATATATATTACAATTCGTAATACTTAAAATTAAATGTTCTAATTAGACAATAGATATGGCAGATATAATGGAAATGACTGAACTCAATTTTGATAATGTAGACTTTGGAAATAATGACAGTTTTGGAAAATCTAGTAACTTTGGTGGTGGTTTAGAATTATTAATGAATGATAGAGTTAAGGAAAACAATAAACCAACTAGTGATATTGAATTAGATGATTTAAATAATTTAGAAAATGAATTAAATAATTTAGTTGATGAAATTCCCAATAGTTTTAAACCTAAATCAGATTTTTTTAATAAACCTAGTGTTTCTTTTGAAGAACCATCTATTAAATTTGGTGATAATGATGCGTCTCTAGGACAATCTACATCACAAACTGCAAGCGAACATAAAACATGGGATGGTTATAGTAAATTTAATAATATACCAATGAATCCTGATAGGTCAATGCCTACAGAACCAAAATTGTCTAAGGAAGAGTTATTAAGAGAGAAGTTTAAATATTTAAGAAGGTTGGAGGGTTTGGAAAAGAAGGGCGTTGAGTTATCCAAAAAATATAATATGGAGTCTCCCTTACAAGAAATGATGGGTGAATATGAAACTATTATGGAAGAAAAATCTAAGCAAAATTCTGTCAAATTTCAAGGTAATATGTTAATGGCTGTAATTAATGGTATTGAGTTTTTAAATGGAAAATTTGATCCTTTTGATATTAAACTTGATGGATGGAGCGAGCAGATACAAGAAAATATTAATGACTACGATGACATTTTTGGTGAATTACATGAAAAATACAAGAGCAAAGCATCTATGGCGCCCGAATTGAAGCTGTTATTCCAATTAGGTGGTAGTGCGATGATGGTCCATATGACAAATACAATGTTTAAATCAGCAATGCCTGGAATGGATGATATTTTTAGACAGAATCCTGACCTAATGCGTTCATTCCAATCGGCAGCAGTTAATACAATGGCTGGGTCTAATCCTGGATTTTCTGGATTTATGTCAAACATGATGAATCAAGGACCGAACACATCTTATGGCGGACCTCCACCACCATTAGCTACTCAAGGTCCTAATGCTGTTCCACCACCTTTAAGTAGACCTGGAAATAATAGTTTTGCGAGACCCGATTTAAATATGAGTCGCGGATTTCCTTCAGGTGTTAACGATGGTATTAGTTTAAGTGAAAATTTTGAAAGACCTGATTTTCAGGATAGAACCAGTAAAAGATCCGCACCGCGTCCTGAAATGAGAGGACCTAGCGATATTTCTGACATTCTCTCTGGATTGAAAACAAAGACTATTAATATCCAGGATCCAGCTCCTCAACAAAACGATAATAGCACAATTAGTATCAGTGATTTAAAAGAACTTCAGGCGGAAGGTAATATGCCTAAACGTAGTGGACGTCGCAAGAAGTCTGCAAGTAATACAGTTTCATTAGATATCTAATCAACCTTTGGGAAAGGTTGAGCCAAATTTTTTCTACCTTTTGGAAAAGGTTAAATTGTAAATCATTTAAAGATATAAAATGATTTACAATAATAATGGCAAGTTTAACTGAAAGTGTATTAATGTATCCTGATAACAATGGAGATAGTAACAAAAACCAAGACAAAACGCCATGGTACAACAATGTATATTTATGTATTGAAAAAAAGGAAAATAGACAAAATATAAATGGGTTTAATTGTTATACTTTTACAAACTTTAGTCAAGCCGACAATTTTTATAAAAAACATTTTACTCCTGAAAACACAAATCGTCATACAATGATTCCTGTATGTAAATGGATACCTTGTTCGTTTCATAAATATTATCTTAATTATGCGTTGAAAAAACTTTATTGGAAAAATGATATAACTATTTTCAAAAATAAAAAATATATTTAATTTATATAATATATAATATTTATATAAATGCATAATATTAAAAGATGGGCGATTTGTGCTTTTTTATTTGTAATTTGTTTGGTAATACTTAGTTACATAAATAAAGGGTTAAAAGAGGGATATAGAAGTGATTTTTCGTGCGTACAACCTTCATGGCTTTTCAATAACTCAAATAATTCACCCCCTCCTTACCGTTATAAGTATGTTCGTTAAAATATATATTTTCTAAAAGATTTAGTGAAAATATATACATATAAAAATTAGAGTATCTATATTAGACAAATATATAAAAAGATTGTAGGGTTTGGCTCTTACTTTTCGTTATATCTTTTTCCAAAAACTTCATTTATTCAAACTCTATTTTAACATCATTTAAATACATGTATTTAGTTTTAATCAATTCATTTAATGCATCTACCTTTATTATTTTATCTTGTTTTAAAATTTCTGATGTTTCATGAATAAACTCTTTTGCATTTTGAATAATAATATTGGCACATTTATAAGCATCATTTAATAATTTAACAACTTCATTATCAATCATTTCTTTGTATTTTTCACTAAAACTAGGGTATATTATATTATCTCCCATACCATAATAAATAACCATTTTCTCTGCTAATTTCAACGCCTCTTCAAAATCATTTATAGCACCAGTCGTTACTGAAACATCATAAAAAACTTCTTCAGCAATTCTTCCAGCCAATAATATCATTAAATGTTCGAATAATGCCTCCCGAATATAAATATTACTCGTTGAACCTTCAAATACGGTATAACCTGGGCTCTTTGGTGAAGATAAATTAATAATCACTTTTGAAACCTTGGAGTGATGTTTTGATAATAAACCAACCACAGCATGACCCATCTCGTGTATAGCAATATGGTCTATTATATCTGCTGTAAACTCGTGTTCGTTTGGCTGCCAACCCGCCATCATTTTATTTAATACAAAATCAAAATCTTTATAGCAAAATTCTGTTTTGTTTAAACGCAGCGCATTTAACATTGCCTCATTTAATAGATTTTCTATTTGCGCGCCACTAAATCCTTCAGTTACTTCCACTAAGTCATCGATTCCAATAGAGTCGCAATATGGTTTGCCATTAATGTGAATTTTAAGTATCTCCTTTCTAGTATTGCTATCAGGCAGACCGATAAATATTTTTTTATCAATTCTACCAGGTCTCGTTAAAGCGGTATCTAGTAAATCAATTCTGTTTGTAGCAGCTATTAAAAATACACCAGTATTATTTTTAAAACCATCTAGTTCAACCAATAAAGAATTTAGTGTGCTATCCCTCTCACTTGTTGAGCTTTCACCGTCAGTTGATCTTTTTCTACCCAAAGCGTCAATCTCGTCAATAAATATAATACAAGGAATGTTTTTCTTTGCCAATTCAAATAACTCTTTAATTCTTGCAGAACCTACACCCACATATTTTTCTTGGAAATCAGATCCTGACACCGGAATAAAACTACAATTTGCCTCACCAGCCAATGCTTTAGATAAAAGAGTTTTACCTGTTCCAGGAGGACCTTCCAAAATTAAACCTTTTGGTATTCTTACATTATACTTTCTATATTTTTGGTAATTTCTTAAAATATCAACACATTGCATTAGTTCTTGTTTAACATTTTCATATCCACCAACATCTTTAAATAAAGTATTAAATTTTTTCATGACTTGAAAATTTTTTGACTTTGAATTGGGTGTTTCAACATATCTTCTTCTTCCGGTATCTTCATCTTCATCAAAGTGTCCGTTAGTTAGTGATTGACCGTTTTGTTGTTCGTTTTCTTCATTTTCCATTTCAATGCCGAGAGATCTTAAAAAACCATTTTTATTTAAAATAATTCGCAACTTTGGTCTACTTTCGTCATCTACATCGTCATCATTAGGTTCGTTTGTTTCATCTTCTGTTCCATTATGAAATTGTTTGCTATGCAAACCCAATATACTCTCATTTTGAAGAGTCGTATTTTTTGAATTCAATCTTCTGATTTCTTCATTAAAACTTGGTTTTACTAATGGATATCTTTTTATAATACTTAAACTAGTTTCACTATTATTTTTTCTTGAGGAAAGTTCATCTAAATATTTTTTAGAAAACGGATTATAACGATTTTTATCCAATTCCGCAAATTTATTTTTATTATTTACTAAACTTTTATTTATCATAAATGCACTGGATGAATTATAGAACAAGTAATTTAAAACATACACATAAAATATAAAACCGATATTCACCATTTTATATTTTACATCATTCATTTATTTCTATGTTATTTTTTTATAATTAATTATATAGTTTTATTTATTTTTTTTCCTTTTTCTTATCTGATAATATAAAGTCTAATTCTTTATGAGTATCATAACTTAAATCATCTTTTAGATATACCATTAATATCTTTTTCTCTGGTAATTCATAGTCTTCAAATTCTTCATCTTTTATTTTCAATAAATATTTCATTAATACACGAACTGTATGCTTATGTGTCACAATTAATGGGAACCTTTCTTCATTTAATGTATATAAAATATCATTTTCATAATAAGGTAGCACTCTTTCTAACACATTTTCTTTTGATTCTCCATATTTCACTTTTTTAAAATAACAATTTCTATAAATTTTATATTCTTTATCATTATAAGCATAATCTCGAATAATTGGTGGTTTTATATTATAATTACACCTAATTAATTTTGTATATTTTTTTCCAAATAAATCACGAATATATTGTCTAGGTATTCCTTCTAAAGTTCCATAATGACGTTCGTTTAAACGCCATGATGTATGCATCGGAACATCTATCTTATTAAATTTATTTAATTCATTTTTAATTATATTTGAAGTTTCTATCGCTCTATCTAATACAGATGTAAAAATTATATTCGGACATATGTTATGTTTTATAAGTGTTTGGGAAATTAATGATGCTTCTTTTCTTCCATTATTTGTCAAAGGAATATTCGTCCAACCTGTAAATTTACTATCTTTATTCCAAATAGATTCACCGTGTCTTACTATTAAAAAACGATTTTTTGTTGGCATCAATCCTCTTCTATATAACATTTATTCTATTATTAAATGTAATTTTTTAAACTATTTTTATAATTCTTTAATTTTCATTCTTTTATAATTCTTTAGATATAAAATGACATAAAGTATAATATAAGCGGTGTAAAAGAACCAAAAAAACACCACATCTCTCCTGCATGATAATTAAAATATTTAACACTTAAAAAAAGAAACAAATAAACAATTGTAAAAAACATTAAAGCATATTTGAAGTTAGATAAATAGAATATATTTATACCGAATAAAATTAAATAAAAATTACGGTCTGTGTATTTTAACCAAGGCCATTTTAAGTGTCCGTTAACTGGTTGTGTTACTAATTTACTATTTGTAATAAATTTTGTGTACCCAAATAAAAAGTATATAAAATATAACAAATTTAATATAGCTACTGGTAAATTATAGTTACTCAATGTAAATATATCTGGTTTATAATAAATATATTTTATTAAATATAATATTATTGGTTGACATGTATTCAGAAAAGGACCCAAAATAGTTGTTATTTTATTTATACCTAACTTATTATCTATATCAATCCAAAATAAAAAATCCATAAATTGAATTGTTGATATAAAAATTAAAAATATTCCAAATACATTATTTTCTATATTGTATTTTTTGTTTCCGTAATTTATTAGTAACATAGAAAATATTGTGCCAAGTGAGAATGTTAATAATGAAACCTTATAATTAAAACACATTTTTATATAATATCATGATTTAATTTAATTATTATTATAATTATTAATTATTAATTATTAATTATTAATTATTAATTATTAATTTTAATTATTAATTTTAATAATAATTAATTATAATTTATATTATTTTTAATTTAAATAAAAATAATATAATAAATTAGTAATGCGCCCTAATAACGGAAGATCTATTAATGATATTATAAACAGTTCCAATAAAAACAAGGCTTCTATGACAAAATGTAGCAAGGGAGGTGTTAAAATAAAAGAAGCTGGAAATGCATATACTGCTGATCCTTTTGCAGGGGTAAACCCTTTTAATAATCCGAACGAAGAGAGAAATGTATCTATTACATATAATAAGTCTGGTTACGAAAGTCTTGATTTAAATATTGATAGTTACTCAAGAGAAGATTTATTTAATCTTTTTGGTTTGAAAAATACGAATTTAACCGAAGATGTTATGAAAGAATGTAAAAAAATTGTTTTAAAAACACATCCGGATAAGGCTCGTATTGATGAAAAATATTTTATATTCTTTTCTAAAGCTTATCAAAAAATACTTGGAATATACGAATTTCAAAATAAAACAAATAAACGAACACAAAATACACAAAATACAAGTGAATATTTTGATTCTAATAATGGAAATGTTTTAGATAGATTATTTGATAACAAAAAAGATCTCAAAGACCCTAAAAATTTTAATCAGTGGTTTAACGAACAGTTTGAAAAACATCAGTCTGAAGATCCTAACCAAACTGGTTATGGTAGTTGGCTTAAATCAGACGACGATATTGTTTACACACCCAATGTTACAAAGTCCAATATGGCGGCCGAAATGGAAAAAAGAAAAAAACAAGTGCAAACCCTTACTACATATAATGGTGTGAGTGACCCATATGCTTCTACATTTGGCGGATCTTCTTTGATGGCTTATGATAGTAATTTCACTTCCGGTTCTCTCTTTAGTAGTGATGGAATGGGTTATACTGATTTACGTCAAGCTTATGTAGAATCTGTTATTCCTGTTACAGATGAAGATTACAAGAAAACACAAAAATTCAGTAATATGGAAGACTATAAGCGACATAGAGATTCAGTTGATACTACACCTCTTAGTAAAGAAGAGGCTATGCGTCAGTTATATAGAGAGAATAAAACAAAAGACGAAGAATCTGCTGCACTTGCGTTTTATTACGCTCAGCAAGCAGAAAAGACAAAGCAAAACCAAGATTCATTCTGGTCTGGATTAAAACAATTGACTAATTTTTAAGTTTTTAATTTATTTTTAGTTTATTTTTACTTTATTTACATAATTATAAATTTATATTTATATAAATATATATGGAGGAATATAATTCTGATTTTGGGATAACAATAGCGTCTCCAAATAATCACTCGTTGCAATTGGAAGACATAAGTTTAAACGATATAAGTGTAAACGATATAAGCATAACAGTAGATTCGCATCTTGATGATGAAAAAACAAATTTAACAATAGAAACAATAGAACCAATAGAAACAATAGAACCAATAGAACCAATAGAACAAACTGTTCCAAATGATAGCACTTGTGTAACACCATATAAAAGTTCTTCAATTTATTTTTATAAAAACATTAAAAATAATATTTCGGAGAAATTGAATAACCAAGATTTTATGCAAAGAATAAATGTTTCTGTAGGGGTTGTATTGGAATTATATCGTTTACTAAGTAGTTCTTTATTAATATTATTTGTTCCTCAAAATTGCAACGGTAATGTTTGTTCTTATGAAGAAAATATAATGGTTGATGATACTATTAATGGAGTTATATTTTCTAACTTTTATTATTCTGCTCTTTTTTTTAATTTTTTTACATTAGCAACATTTCTATTTTTATATTATATAGAAATAATACGTGAAAATCGTCTAATTAAATATCTTGATGTTAATGTTGAATTACCTAGTGATGATAAGGACGTTGAAAAAGTATTACAACTAATGCCAATTGATAAAAAAAACAAAATTTTAAGCATTGATAAGTATTATCAAACAACTAGTTATATTTCAATTGGAATATTTATTATAAATGTAATATTTAGCTCCATAGTCGTTAACGCTTATTATCTTGGTAATCAAACCACTACTACAATGATTACATATGTTTTATTTATGTTTACTAAATTATCAAGTGTTTATAATGTAGCACATACAAAGAAAAATATTTTTTACTCTGCATATTTAAAGACGAACGTTCAATACAACGATATAGACGATCAATTCAAAATAACAGACCAATAAAACATGAAATATGAAGCAACATATAAAGTTACGCATTTATATAAACATTATAGTCACTCCAGTTACAACGACAACTAGGACATGTTCTCCTTTGTGTTAACCATATTCTAATAGATATTTCATTAAAATTATTGGAACATTCAGCGCAAGACATATATTTTTTTTCTAAACCTATTTCTTCCAAATTTATTCCGCATGTTTTTCTCTCTTCTGGAATTAATTTAGACTCACCTATATCAACAATTAAATCTTCAACAGATGAATATGTAATTGATGGATAATATTCTGGTGGGCCACTCATACCCGAATACAAATTATTATAAATAATATTATTCGCACTATTTTCAAAAACAGTATTTACACGAATCTCATTTACTATATTATTTACAATATTACTTGTTTCTATTCTCTCTACATGCATTAATGAATGTCTTGTAAAATCCTCTACTAGATGTGTATTTATTATATTTTGTGAACTTGTAATCTCACTTCTTCTTTGAACGTAATCATTCATATTTATTGAATAAATTTTTACTTTGTTACGCGGTGTATCAAAAATTAATTTTAGAGTTGATTGGATTACTTCACTTAAATTAATTGAACCTACAAATGAATTAAAACTTCTCTCGTTAAATACTATATCTGCATTAAATGGTACAAATATCATATTGACATTTATTCTTTGGCATTTGTTTCGAATCATAAATCTGTTATAATCTATTCTAATCAGATCATTTATATAAAAACGCATATTATTTAGTTCATTAATATTATTTGTTTCAATAAAAAACCCTTTAGAAAAACCTTGGAATGAGTTTGTTTGTATTTTAAATTCATCAGATGTATCTTCATGATTTTCTAATGAAACATGTAGTTCAAGTGAAGAAATCTGTTGAATACAACAACTACTTGTGTCTAGACTATTTCTTCTATATTGAGAATCACCAATATATGTTTTACATAGTAAACTATAGTTACTTACATAGTTTACTAAATTTGTATGATTGACTAATGTAAACGTAACTTCACGAAATTGTAAACCAGCAATATATATATCTCCAAAAAACATTGCAAACGGAATTTTTAAATATAATTTGTTATCACATATTTCGGGTTCATTTAAATTCCATAAAATACTTAATGGAATATTTAAAAGAGTTTGGGCACCTATTTTAAAATTTATATATATATTACGCCCATAATTGTATATTGTTTCTAGTGTCGTAGTATTATCATATAAGTTTAAAATTAAATATTCTGGTAATACCTTATCCACATTCCTAGAAAGTGTCAATTTATAATTTTCAAAATTATAAGTTTGAAAATCTACAGCTACATTTGTATATATATTTCTTGGGCCGTAAGTATTTATAGTTTCCCCTCTTTCATTTAAAGCTAGCTGCATTATTGAACCATTTATATTATTCATTTTAAACTATTTGTTGTATTATTTTTAATATCATTTTATATATATAATGTCGCCGAAAAACAAAACACGAAAAAATATGAAAAATATGAAAAAGCTAAATCGTAAGTTTTCATCAAAGATTTATTTATATTCAACACCACGTATAGCACAACATATGGCATATAAGTATTTAGGAAAAACGGCAAAACTATATCCTGCTAATAATCCAGCTAAAAAATATAAAATTTATGATCCTAAGAATAATAAATGGGTTAATTTCGGACAAATAGGATATGAAGATTATACAAAGCATCATGATAAAAATCGCAGAAAAAATTATTTGACGCGCACAAAATATATGAGAGGTAATTGGAGAAAAAATCGATACTCTGCAAATAACTTATCAAGAAATATTTTGTGGTAGCATGTAAATCGTTAAATTTATCAATTTATTATTCATTTTAATAATAAATGGATTCACCAGAAACTATATTATTTAATAAAGAAGGTTTTATTTTTTCACGTATCAAAAAAAATCAGTATAAACTTGAATTTACTATGGAAAATAAAAATATAATTATATCTAAAATTATTGACTTTAATTTAATTAAGCTTATCTATGATTTAAATCCAGATGTTTATGAAAAAGTGGATCTTCAACAAGTCAATGAGTACGAGGCTATTGCTTCCCTCCTTTTAAAACACTTCTTTGAAGATCTTGGCTTACCACAAAAATATTCTTTTCTTCATATTAGAAAAGTAGTTGAAGAGAGAAAAATAATATTCAAATCCCAATCTATAAAAACTCATAGACCTGAAGGCATACCCGACGATTGCGAACAAATGAGTATTCAAGATTTTATTGGAGTATGTGATATTGTTACACCACATAAGGTGCAGTTTACATTTAATGTTTTATTTGAACCAAATGCAAATGTTCCTGCATTTGCTGAAAAAATGATAGGTTCCATTCTGTTTAAAGTATTTAAACGCGTAAAACAATTTATAGAAAACGTAAGAATATAATATAAATAATGAAAGTTATTAGTTTTTTGAAAGAATTTATTTTTATTACCAATCTCTTTTTTATTGTTACTTCAGAATTATTTTTTTATTTTATTTATAAAGACTTTCCATATTTTATAACAAGAATTTCTCATCGTCTCGCTTCTATTAATATATTATATGTTAAAATTTTTCAAGCTATTGCTTCTAATAATAGTATCATTGATGATAAAATTAATAACAAATTATTAAGGTTTACAGATAATGCACCTTGGAACTATTCTGATATAAATATTTATGATATTATTGAGGTTACAAATGACTATGATATTGTTTTAGAAAATGGTTTTGAAAAACCTATCAATGCAGGAATGATTTCGCTTGTTTTTATGGCACATAAAAGAGTGAGTTTGGAACCTGTGATTATTAAAATGAAAAGAAATAATATTGAAAACAGACTTGCAAGTGCTATAGAAAATTTACAAACTTTTATGTATTTGTTATCTTTTTTCCCATTAATTAATAAATATCAAATTGCAGAAGTTGTTAATAAAAATATTGACATTATTACACATCAAACTAATTTCTTAGAAGAAGTAGAAAATATGATTATAATGAAAGAAAATTGTAAAAATTTAAAATATATTAAAATACCAAGTGTGCGAAAAGATGTTACGGAAAAATATCCCAATATTATTATGATGGATTATATTGATGGTATAAAAATTAATGAAATTAAAGAAGAAGATTATGAAGGATTCGCAAGACAAGTAATGAAGTTTGGTTTTGTTACTACAATGATACACGGTATAACACATGGGGATCTGCATAGTGGTAATGTATTATTCATTAAAGATGTAAATGATGATAAATATCCACATAAAATTGGTGTTATTGATTTTGGTATTATATATGAACTTGATGCTAATTATAAAGGACTACTGTTTGATATCTTATCTCAAATGTTAGAAATACCTGCCAGAGAGACGGCTATTAAATTGTTAAGTTCTGGTCTTATTGACCCTCCAAATATTATACAGCAAATACCCAAAGAAGATTATGAAAATATTATTGGTTTTGCTACTGAAATTATAGAAGAAACTATAAAAAGTTCTAAGAAGGCTAATCAATTGCAAATATATAAATTTTTATATAAATTTAAAGAATACTTGGGTAACTCTCAACTGGCTACACTTGGTATTAGACCTAGTGATAATTTTGTAAAGTCACAGCTTATATTAGCGATGTCTCATGGTGTAACATTAACACTTTGTAAAAACGATTTTTTTTCATTGGCAGATAAAGTGCTTAATGAATTATTTCATACTAATATGCTGATTTAATGTTTCAAAGTGTAACACTTGTAAACAATTATACTTTAAACTGTTACACTTTGAAACTACTTAAAGACAATAAGTTATATATATTTATATAACTATATAATGGGACCATCTCAACAGTGTAAAACTTGTAGGGTAAAATATAGTGATAATTCTCCTGAAAGAAATTATGATAATTGGATGAAATATGGATTTAATAGTAAAGATGATTTTAAAAAGCATAGTTCAAGAAATAATAAATGTCCTGCAAAACAAAATAGTAGTGAAAATATAATTATATCTTCAATTTCTCATATACCAAAAGAAGAAAATTGCGATGAAGATGAAGAGGAAGAGGAATCAGTTATAAATGAAGCAATATTAGAAAATGCTGATGAATTGCCATTATGGCCCGTCTACAAAAAATATAAAGATATTATTGATGAAGAAGATTATATTGAAGACAAAATTGAAGTAAAAAATCGTGAAAAAAGACACTATAAAAATAATGGAGTTGTGTTATGGCATACCACGTCAGAAATAGCGTCAAACGATTTAATGGAAGGAATATTAAATGATGATATCCATTTTATGACTCTAGTTGCCGAACCAGGGTCCGGAAAAACTGCAGTGACACATAATCTATTATTTAAAATATTAACGACATTGACACACTGCAATTCTATTAATCCAAGGAATATAACTTTTTTAACTGGAATGTCTGATATAGAATGGTTCCTTCAACTAATAGATAATTATACTCTAAAAGATGGAAGATTTTTGTGGGATGAAATAAACAGACTTGAAAAAAATCATTGCATCGTTCACCGTTCAAATTTTCATAAGAGAATAACATATATTTTGGATAATTTAGAGTTGATACACGGACATATTTTTATAATTGATGAGTCTCATTTTGCTGATTCTAAAGATATGACTATTGATATTCAATTACAAAGATTAGGGTTAACATTGGAAAGAATGAAAGAATATAATATTAAAATTATATGTATCTCTGCAACTCCTGATGTAAATTTATCTATAATGGCTAGGAGTTCAAACCATAATCTAGTAAAATTAGAACCAGGAGAAAATTACAAAGGCTTTAAGTATTTTAGAAATAAAAAAATGATAATTGATTATGACATTAATTTAAATATAGAAACAAAAATAAGAGGTAGATATAAATCCCCTAGGTATCATTTTATTAGAGCAAGAACTAATATTGAAAAAGGAAGATTTCAACAATCAATTAAAGAAATAGTAACTAAAAATAATTGGATATTAATAGAGGATGACTCATATAATAATTACTATCTCTCTTTCAAAAACGATAACAATGAAAAAAGTGCTAGAGATAAAAAGAAAATTATAGTAAAAACATACGAAGAACCTTTACGTCATACAATAATTTTAATAAAAGATAAATATTCTGCTAGTAAAAGATTAAAACTTACATCATTTACAGGATTAGTTGTCGAAAAACCTGCAAAAAAAAGAAATACTACTACAACATGTAATGGATTAGTTCCACGATTTTGGATGTATGGAGAAGAGCCTGAATATAAGGATAATGAACTACCACTATTTATTTGCGATAAAGTATCAGTTGACGAATATATTATTTTTTCAGAAACATTTGTATTAAATGGTAAAGACTATACTAGTATTAGACTTGTGTCTAAAAGTAGTAAAATAATAGAGAAGAAAAATACGTGTTATACTATTTTAGCAGGTGAGGAAGCGATAACTCAAAATAGTGACATAAAATTTGAGTCTTTTACTGGTGTAATAGGTATAACAGAAATAGCTGAATTTTTAAGAAATAAACAAATAGATGTTGAAGATATATTACTTGAGTCTTTTAATGAAAAGAATGGATATTATTTTCCCAAAAGAAATGTACCAGGTCATACATATAGTATTGATACGGATACATATATGACTGAAGAAACATACAAAAAATATAAAAATAATGGAGGTGGAAGTTTTATAAATAGAAGTGAAGAAGGACAAGGACAAAGATTTATGATATATCCAGTATATAAAAAAATAGATTGTAATATTAACGATATAACATGGCGAGTCCATTATTATGAAAACACATCTACAAACTAATGTAAATTTTTTATGTCATTTAAACATGATACGTATAATGCTATTCCAATACCAAATATTATTAGGAAAGATAGAATAGATAAATTAAAATGTTTATATATAAATACATAAAATAAACCTACTAGTATACCTGCTACTATTTGAGATATGGAATGCATATTTGATGTATAACGCTGTATATAAATTAAAAATATCACTAACAAAGATAACCATAAAGGTATAAATTTATACAAATATAATAAACTAATAATTATTGTTATTGTTTCTGCATGTCCTGATGGCATTCCTACGCACACTATTGGGTTTACATGTTTGTATTCATTAGTACATATTTTTAAAGGCCTTTTAATATTAAAATAATCAAAATGACATTTAAAAAAATATTTTTCTAAAGGATTTTGTATAGAAAAATGATAAAATGCAATAAGTACTATGTATATAAAAATATTTTTAGAATCGTTTAATTTCATTAATATATAATGATATTAAATTACTATATTTTTTTATCAATTGTCACATTTTTTGCAATGTTTCTAATTATTTTGTCTTCTTTATCGGTGTCATTATCTCCAGAACCTCCACATGATTCTACGATTATTTTATTATATTGATCCGAGTATCTAGAAGAGGCTTTACTGCAATCAGGATGAACTTCTTTGAATTTTGGAAGCAAACACATATTTTTAGTGGCTACCTTTTTAATTGCTTTTCTTAGCTTAATTTTTTCTTCATCTTCTTTTTCCCATTTATCCTCATCTTTTATATAAATGGTTTCTCTCTTGTTGTCGGTGCAATGAACTGGTCTTTGGGTTATATCTAATGCTTTCAGATTGGTTGTAATGATATTGGAAATACCTTCTACAAAACCTAGCTTCCCGACACTCTCCAAATCACTGAGTTGCAACTGTATAGAATTAACAAAATCCATAATATTCATTGCATCTTTGCATGTTTCGTTTAAGAAAAATTGCAAATTAAATGTCTTGTTATTTGAATTATTATTTGAATTACTATATGAAATATTTGTATTATTTGTGCCATTCTTAAGCACTTCTAATAGTTCGCTATTCTGTTTTACTAACATCATAATTAAGTCTTTATCAGCTATTTCATTTATATCATTATTTAATCCATTCACATCAATACATATTTTTTTATGTCTCCATAATGTAGTGCGACTATTAAAAGTTTTCCCACAGTTGCAATATAAAAGAGGGGATTTTTTGGGACAAAGTTGTTTCAAATTTGTTTCATTTGTTTCATTTTGATGTTTCAGTGTCAATAAATGTTTAGTATAATCTTTTTTGTTATTTGTTATGTATTCACAATATATGCATTTATATTTGGGGATTTTTGGGGATATTTTTGTTTCATTTTGTTTCATACAATTTCTAAAGAAAACATTTTTAAATGCTTTTTTTTACAAAATAAAAAAAGTTTATCGTAACAAAATGAAAATCATTTTTTCTGTCGCGAGACCATAAAATTCATTTATCGTCACACAATTAATATTTTCGAGGGTAAATATCTGAACTTTTGAAAATTGGACATTTATAAATGTCCAAAAATGAAAAGTCAAAAAAACTTTCCCCCAAAAAAAACATAATTTTATACTATACTCAGAGTGGCCTTTTTTTGGCATATTTTTCAGAGTTTCCTTACATTGTTGTAGTACATTACATAGTTTCTTTCTTATTGATAGTAACCATTTTTGTAATATTTCGAATTATTTTGTCTTCTTTCTCCAAGTCATTATCCCCAGATCCTCCACATGACTCTACTATTATTTTATTATATTGATCCGAGTACCTTGAAGATGCTTTACTACAATCTGGATATGCTTCTTTAAATTTGGGAAGCAAACACATGTTTTTACTAGCCACTTTTTTAATTACTTTTCTTAGTTTATTTTTTTGGTCGTTTTCTTTTTCCCATTTATCCTCATCTTTTATATAAATTGTTTCCCTTTTATTATCAGTACAATGTACCGGTCGTTGGGTTATATCTAATGCTTTTAGATTGGTTGTTATTATATTGGAAATACCTTCTACAAAACCTAGCTTCCCGACACTCTCCAAATCACTGAGTTGCAACTGTATAGAATTAACAAAATCCATAATATTCATTGCATCTTTGCATGTTTCGTTTAAAAACATATTTAGATTAAATGTTTTATTATTACTATTTATATTATGAGAATTTACTGTATTATTTGTTCCGTTTTTAAGTACTTCTAATAGTTCACTATTTTGTTTTACTAACATCATAATTAAGTCTTTGTCGGCTATTTCATTTATAACATTTTCATTTTCATTTTCATTTTCTATTTCTATAAAATTGCACGTCTTTTTATGCTTACATAGAGACGACATATGCTTATATAATCTACCACATTTACATAAATAATTTTTATCATCTTGGGATTTTTGGGGATTTTCGTTAGTAAATCCCTTAGCATTTGTTAGTCTTGAATGTTTTGGTGTCATTGTATGTTTAGTATAGTCCTTTTTGTTGCTAGTGTAATAATCACAATTTTTACAGCAAAAATATTTGGGATAAATTTGGGATTTTTCATTAGTCTCCATTAGTATTATTTCTAAAGAAAATATTTTTAAATATATTTTTTTTACAAAATAAAAAAAATTTATCGTAACAAAGTGAAAATCATTTTTTTTGTGTCGAGACCATAAATTTCAATTATGG